AAGTACTGGAAGCATACGATTAAATGACTCAAGCAAGATGCCTCCCCATTTGATGGCAAACTTGACACCATTGATCACCCAGTCTTTATTGTCTGTCAATAACTGGGTGAATCCGTCAGACATATGCCGCATTTCTGGAGCGACACCAACAGCGACTAGGTCTCTGAATGAGTCAACACTAAACCACATTGAGTTGACTGACTTTGTGTAATCTTTCGCAGCTTCGGTTTGTGACTTAGTGAGTGTGCCCAATTCCTTAGCGCGGTCTCTCAAGTTTGCAAGCTCTGACTCTGTTTTGTTGAGTAACTGCAATAAGCTCGAATCAATACCTAGTGCCGAAGCGAAATGTTCCTGTTCTGACATGCTTAGATTTAATTCGCGGAAACGATTGCCGACTTCTAGCAGAATACTATCAGCGGACTTGACTTTCCCGTTTGCATCACGAACAGAAATTCCAAGCCGCGAGAAGTCATCGCTACCTTGTTGCGCAGCTTGCCCAATCGTGCTAGATAACCCCTTGATGCTTGACTCCATCGCCCCCACGGTGCTTTGCGATTGCGTGGCAGCAAATGATAGTTCCTGTATAGCAGCAACGCTTACACCTGTTTGGTTACTTAATGCGCTAAGTGAATCAACGCCCTTTAAGACTCCGTCAGCCCAAAAAGCAAACGCGCCTGCCGCAACATTCAATCCCGCAATCATGCCGCCTAGCAGTTTGATTGAGCTACCTAAAGTCGCGTTATAATCAGTCAGCGGAGCAGTTGAACCAGTGAAGCTAAACTTAGTAACAAGATTGTTTACCACTTGTGTCATCTAACTCTCCTTTGCCTTTTGATAGTGATACGCTTCTAAGTCATTCTGTATGCTTTCAAATTCTACCACGTCCAAAAATCTATCAGCGTCCCATTCTTCAATCTCTTTAACCGAACCATAACCTTTTTTAACCAATTGGAATATAGTCGCATCCTCATCGCTAACATTTGTGAATGCGACTAAATTGCAATCCTCATGCCTTACGCTAACGCTTAGTCGGTATCTTTTCCTGCCAAAAAAGGGTAACTGATCACCGCCAACGCAACGCCAATGAATGCTAGATAATCACAAGCATATTCGTCCCAATGTTTATCACCAAGTCTGGACAATAACGAATCATTGAACGTAACAGAATCATTTACAATAGCCTCAACAGCCTCAAATTCAGACAATGCAAGAAATGAATAATCATTATTATGAAGTCTTGCAGCAATGCCCGTGTAAAAAGCAAATACTTTGCGACGTTTCTTGTGATTCATGACAGTGAACTTATATTCACGACCATTAATCTCTGCCACTCCTTCATCATAAATATTCTTAATCATTTTTTTCGCTTGCTTAGCTTGTTCATCGCGGCTTTGCATTATACGTTCCTGAATGCGTTGCGGAAACGTATAGTGTATTCCATCAGTGCGTTTCCATCAGTGTTACTTTTCACGTTTGTTGGTTGAGTAGTGATAGAACCATTTTCAAGCGTGTAAGATTCCGCCGCCGCTTTTCCGTCACGGGTAAAATCTTCTTTAACAGAACCATTGAAAATGGTGACGCTGCCCTGATTTTTTGCGCTATTTAAGAAAATATCAGAACCGCTATATTTCTGAACACGTAATACCATGTCATGCACATTTGCATCATTTCTTACATTGATATTAACGCCGCCGTTTGCCGCGTTGATTTGGTTTGTTGACGGATTTACGGGGGTAAGCTCTACAATGTCACCCTCCCCAAAATCAGTGATAGCAACCCCGTTTAAAACTACCGAGGTGCTATCTGCTTGCATTGTAATTACTGACATAACTTATACTCCTTAAATATTAAAATTGATAATGATGTCAACAGAATGAATCGCACCAGCGTTTTTAACTGCCGCTTGCAATGTTGGTGACTTGCGAGCCTGACGGGCGGCTTGAGGCTGGTCTGCAAGCTTGCCTGCAATCCAATAAAAGCCGTTTGCTAAAATACTGCGTTCAAACGTAACACGATCACCGAAATAATCAGGGCTTGACCATGTGCCAGGTGCAAACACGCCAGCACGAACAAATCCGCGTGTGGTTTTTTCGCCTTGGTCTAACAACTGATTAACACCACGCTGGGTTTGCGGGATTTTAGTTGCTGTTGATTTCAATAGATTATACATGTCGGTTTGAACAGCATCAATAAATGCAATCAAATTATAACGGTTGTCTTGAAAGTCATTTGCGCCACTCGTCAAAATAACAGGCGTGTTCTTAATAGCCGTGTACAAATCAAGTCCTACTGTTTTCGCGTTTGCAATCTCTGTTTGTGTGTATGATTCAGCTGCAATAGGCAACGCTTTAAGCTGCAACGTCAAAGCCGAGTTTTCAGCATTGAAGTTCACAGTATGAGCGCGCGCCATATATGCAGTAGCGAATAAACGATTACCAGCATGGCTGAATAACATTCTGTAATTAGTGAGACTTGACAGTTTAATATCCCACACAACATTTGCGGGGTCTACTGTAAGATTAGATGCAGCACTGAATACGTCATACATTAGCACGCTGTTTGCCTGCGACCATACTGCCAAATCTTTAGACTCTACATCCGTAGGATTGTCAATGAATACCGCGCCTTTTATATTAATCGCAGCTTTCAAAGCTGTAATTGCTGCCACTTTAGTTTCAACTGCAAGAACTGCCGATGCAGCCCCTTGTACGGTTACAGCTCCAGAGCCAGCCGCTAAGCCTAAAATAGTGCCGATGAATGTCCCTGTGCCTGGGTCGCTTGCTACAGTCATCAAACTAAGCGCGCCTGTTGTTGCACTTGTCACGATAATCGCATTATCAACAGATAATGTAACTGCCGCACCTGTGATGCCTGATACCTCATTATCGAGTAATGTTACCACATCAGCGAGGCTAGTGACTGTCCGTAAATCCATCGCAGCAACGCTTACAGTCGTTCCGTCCACATCAATATTCAGCGAGCCGTCTGGAATAGCTTGAAGCTGGCTAACAACAGTCGCTTCGGATAATTGTGCGCCAGTTAATACAGACGATGTAGCAGCAACTGTTTCAGCTGCACCGCGCCAATATCCTGCAACGAATAAGCCGCCCGCGTTTACTGGGTTCGGCTGTGTGCCGAAGAATGCCGCAGCATGTGAATACATTTCTGACGATGTCCCAAAGTCTGCCGCGACAGACCCCACATCACTGTATAAAGCATATCTGTTAGCTGTGTTGATACCGCCGTTTTGCTGACTCGTAATCACGGCACATACGTTCATGTTGTCACGCGCAGCAAGTAAACCTGTTGGCAGTAACGCCACGTTAATGATATTGTTAATATTAGTTTGCATATTGTATTCCATCCTTTGTTCTTATTTCTATCTGTGCGGTATCTATGCGCAAGTTAGGTACTATTTCCGAAACTGAGACAAACGCGGTCAATTCAATCTGCACACGCTCACCATATTGCTGCCCTGTCAATGCTTTAACATCTGTCAATCCAGCGTACTGATATAATGTTACATCATGTAATTTTTTAAGCTCTAAAGCCGCTTGCGAGTTCATAAGTAAACCGAGCTTTGTCGCTGTCGCGTAAGCGTTCTTGCCGTAAAAATCCACTGTTACAATTCCACTCAATAACACATCATAAGTCATTGTTTCTGCAACATCATCGAACACACGCCCAGACGCTTTTCTTTGCATTGCCCCAAGGTTATCAACCACGATGTAGCCAGTTTCAAATTGTTCCCGCTCAAAGTTCTGCCGACCAATCCTAATCAACTGCTCATCATAAGCTAACAAGTCACGAATAACTAAAGCTGTTCGCCTGACCGCTGTATTCATGTTAACGCTCTTTTAGTTTGTTCCGCGATTGCTTCCGTATATCCGTAAAGCTGATAATCACCTGTATCAATTATCTTGAAATCAGAGCCGTTAAATTTAATCATCTCGCCAAGGAATACCTGACTTGCTGCATGTATCTGAATATATTTAAGTGACCAGTCAATATCAGCGGCGTTCAAATGCTCTTTTTGTGCGGGCTGAATCACAGCATCAATAACGCGAGCTGTTACAGTGTCCACTTCAACGAAATCAACAGTTGACTTAGTTATTGTCTTGACAGTGTAAGGCTTGACCCATGATGCTAGAACGTCTGAAATATCAGGAAGCATCACGCACCGCCCACGTTATTGAACCACGCAAAGTTCCAGTATCAATCAATGTCTGTGACGAACCTTTGGCTTCCTTCGTGCTTGCTTTAATATCCTGCCACCGTCCGTATCCCATAGTCGTGAACGCGCCTTTGCTGTAGTTTGATGCAATAGCTCCTATCCTGCCTAGCGCGACAGCTGTCTTTTGTCCGTTCAAAACTGATTCAAATTGTTTTGCTATTGCTTTGTTTATCTCTTTCTTATTCACAATGAATGGAACACGCAAAAAAGAACGCTGCGGAATATTGCCATAACCATACTCATGCCTAGCACCGACACTTAAAATTGTCATGCCATTACCATACACTTTGCCGCCGACTTTATCAGACGGCAATCCAACATCAACCGAAGCCCGCGATAGCTTATGAAGTTCATCAGCCATCTTCTTAGTGTGTTCTAAAAATTGCTTAGGGTTCATACAGCAACACCGCCAAACTGATGCGCAGTCAAAAACAAGAATCGTTGTCCGTATTTTGTCGAGCTTAAAAAGTCAGCCAGAGCACCTGCGCGCGTTGATTGTGCATAACTCACAGATACGCTACCTACTGATTTACTTTGTTCGTTTTGTGCGGATGCGCTACTCGTTCCGATTTCCAAAACAAGCAAATGCGCCACCAAATTTAACACAGCTTCTTTATTGAGTGTATAGTCCTTATTATAATAAGAAGCCCACACAGGCTCAATTACAGGCAGATATACATCAACATCAGCCGTAGCGAATGCAGGAAACCTAGCCTTAAAATCTGTAATTAGTGGCACTTATTAGCCGCGTGACAATACGCCAAGCTCAACGGCGCGTCCGATTTTCTTCATTAGAAGCTCATTCTTCAAGTCTTCATCAGTCAATGTACAAGACTCGCCAACTGCGAGCATGATATGATTGATGCAGCGTTTGTTGTTTGAAGTGTTCACGATAATATTACTGCAATCAGCTTCAACTTCAACTTCTTTAGATGCTGCAACTCTCTTTCTTCGTGCCATTGTATGCTCCTTAATTTTTAGATGGAAAGCTAGGCGGCATTACACCACCCAGCTTATAATCCTACAAGCCTGTTAGAATATAACCAGCCGTATCTTCCAAAACATCCAAACCAGCAGTGCGATATTTACTATCAATACGGTAATCAAAAGAGCCTTGCTGTGTGATGTCGCCAATTCTTAATGGAGTCGGGATGCGCATTTTCATGGCTTCGCTGTTTGTTGAATATGCAACGGTATGAGATACACCAGCACCACCAGCGGCATCGGCGCGGAATGTTCCACGGAATTCAACGCCTGCAAAGTTTGCCTTCAATGCGCTTAACACGCTTGATGCGCCGTTTGCTGTATTTAAGATGGTCACTGTTAATGTATTCAATACATAAATAGGCATGTCAACTTTAACAGCCATATATTCAGGAGTGTTGTTCACTGCGTTATGCTGTGCAATAAGCAAGCCAGCAATATCATCATACATTTGCTGTGCAGTAAGCGCACTAACCGCGCCTGTGGCAGCGGCAGAAGTAAATCCCGCATGGTTCAATAAACCTGTAGATGCTGCGACATCAGGAACGCCCAAGTAACCGATCTTGTCAATTTCTTGCAAGTAAGTGTGGTTATGTGCTGTGATATAATCAGACACAAGATTGATATTCTGCAATGCAGCTTCTTTCACTTCTGAATCAGTCCAGAGTGAATGCGATTCGCGCTCGTAAACTCTCAGACTAGACTCTTCACCAGTCATTGAAATCTTGCCTTTATTTCCAGACGCATCTCCAGCGGTTGAGAAACCACCCAATTCCAGCTTACGCAATGATTGGACGACTCGAGCATCACCGCCTGAATTGTCAGCAACAATGCCGCTGTTTACAAACGATAGTGAGGGATATTTCTTCTCAAAGATTTGAGGATCAACCGCTGTTAAGTTACGCGCTAAGATTGAACCAGCATAAGCGTCTGAAAAGCCTGTTTTCTTTCCTGAATCTAAAAACTTTTTAAATTTCTCAATGTCATATAGATTGCCAATTTTCATTTTAAATACTCCTTATTATTTCAAGCGCACAAGCCAGACATTAGGCTTGATCTCTTGGATGAATTCTGCACCTGTAGCGATGTCTGTATTAGTTGCTGTGGCTAGACCATCGTTAGCATCGCCCAGGTTGGAAGCATAAACGGCACCAAACTGAACAGGGGTTTCACCAGCCTTAACGTCAACCGTTACCAAGCCTTCGCGCATGTACTCAATTTGTGAATAGATTGTGTTATCAATAGCCGAGCCCGATGTGACGGGTGCAGAAGGGTTGCGGAGTACTACGCCAGCAATCACTGGGTTTGCACTGCCGTTCATGTTATCAATAGAGCCAGCCGCTAATTTTGCAAAGCGTCCAACATTTAATAGACTTCCGAATAATACCGCTGATAAAACCACCTGAATTGTGCCGTATCGTTCACCCGCACCGATGATTTGTGGGTCGTTTAGTTGTCCTGTTGCGAATCCCATTTTAAATCTCCTTATCTTTTAATTTTTCAAATGCAGAGGCTGTGCCTTTGTCTGCAAAATCTTTGTAGCTTGCTGCCGAACTTTTTAACATTTTAAATGCAACTGGCAGTTCAGAATCTGTGAATGTGTCAGTTGTTTCAGTTGCCAAAGCATCGCGCATGATTGTAGCAGTGTCTTTGCCAGTGAAGTCATAGGACTCATCAACAAAACGCCGCGCTTTTTCAATAGCCGCGCCATGGGCTTTTACTGCCGCATCTGTAAAGACTTTGGCTTGTTCTGCAACTGCATCAGAAAACTGCTTGTCTTTGTCGTCTGATTTGTCGCCTGCTTCCTCGTCAGTAACTTCTTCCTTTTCGCTAGCGACATCTTCTTCCATGTCAGCCACTTCTTCTTTGGCAGCTTCACCTTCGGGCATAACTGCGCCTGCCGCTGCAACTACTTTCTGTAGTGCTGGCACAAGCTTGGCAAGCTGATCAACAGGAACGGATTTAATCGCCTCTGGCAATCCTGTTGCAAGCTCTACGATTTGCTGAAGGTTTAGTTTGCCTTCGGCATCGCAAAATGCTTTATGTAGTTTCATATCATCTCCTTCTGTTTTTTTATCTAAAAAGCTGCACATTGAACCGCAACGTCCCCTATCAACTGCCGCTAAATGATGTGGTACAATATCCAGCTGTTCGAAGTCATAATTATCATGCGGCACTAAGTCAGCCATGTAGCCTAAAGACAGCTCACGCTTTCCTGCGTCAACCGTAGCTTTCATAGAATCGCTTAATAATAGATTGTTTTTAATTGCGATGGTGGTTTTAGTTGCAGAGTCTAATGTATCAACCATTGCAGCGTCTGACACGGTGCCTCCATCTAAAGGGGCTGGAACATCAAGCGTGACATGTTCATCAGTGACAGGGATACCTGCCATTTTCATAGCTGTGTTAGCAATGGTCGCGGGGGAGCGATAAACTGTAAACAGCTTGTCCGCAGGCTCCATTCCTAGCTCATAGCCCGCATATTCAAGAACGCCGTCACGCACGCTGACCGCTGTTTTTTTAGCGGGGTCATATACTGCTGAATCTCGAAACTCGCCACGGTAGGCTATTTTCTTATTTATCATAGTGCGGTTTATAATCTACTTATTTATATATGTCAATACATTGATGTGTTTTAATAAATAAAATCAATCTTCGGGAATAATGTATTCAGCATAACACCTGCATTGGAAGTCAATGCCAGGGTATAACCACTTCACATCTCTCGATGAGTAGAGTCCTTTTGCAATATCGAATACTTTGTCATTTCTATCATCGTGCGAATCTCGAACCCGAGCGTCTTTAGCAGTGCGCCAGACAGCTTGTGTTATGCCAAGGTTCTGAACTCTGATTTTTCCTGTTACAGCGTTGAAGTTGGAAATCTGATTTCTTGCAGTAAACTTAGCATGATTTCTACGTTTCTCTGCCATGCCTGAAAAGTTTTTCATTACAGCTTCGAGTGATCCACCCTGTGCCATTTCTCGCAGTGTGTTAGCTGTATATTCGGACAGCGTATCGTCTCGAAGCTTCTTAACCCATTGAGCTGTCTCAAGCCTTAATGCATTTATGTTTGATTTAAGACCCTCCGTCGCGATTAGTTCAGTGCTTGGTATGCCAACGCGACGCTCAATAAGTTTATATAGTTCATGCTGGTTTCGCTTATCGACCTTGGATAGCACGTCTGTGACTAACCGCTCGATGCTATCATCATCAAACTGCCGCAATAAACGCCGATTAGTTTGTTTAGCCAGCTTTATCAATATTTTAGCATAGTTGCCCGTTTGCGCATCAGCGAACTTTTCAACAGTTGACTTATGCAAACCACCTATAACGTTGTTAGCATAACGTGCGGCAATCTCTGACATCATGTAAGAAATAGCG